CCACCAGGAGCACTGCTTGGTGGCGCTGGGCGACATGCGCGACGCCTGCCTGAGCCGCGAGCTGCACCGCTCATGGTCTGAGCACCCCGACAGGCAACTGGTGCGCGTGACCGAGGTGGGCTTTGACCCAGCGGGCACAGACCCCAACATCCACTGCAACTTGTGGGCGGGCTGGCCCACCACACCCCAGGCTGGCACCTGTGACTACCTCATAGACCTGCTGCGCTACATGTGCGCAGGCGACAGCAAGCCCGAAGAGCTGTTCCAGTGGGTGCTCAAGTGGCTGGCCTACCCTATCCAGCACCCTGGCGCCAAGATGAAAAGCACCCTGGTCATCCACGGCCCCCAAGGAACCGGCAAGAACATGTTTTTCGAGGCCATCATGATGATCTATGGCCGATACGGCCGCGTCATCGACCAGAGCGCCATCGAAGACAAGTTCAACGACTGGGCCAGCCGCCGCTTGTTCCTGATTGCCGACGAAGTGGTTGCCCGGTCAGACCTGTACCACATCAAAAACAAGCTCAAAGCCTTCATCACCGGTGAATGGATCCGCATCAACCCCAAAAACATGGCCGCGTATGAAGAGCGCAACCACGTCAACATGGTTTTCCTCTCCAACGAGGCCATGCCCGTGGTGCTAGAAGAAGACGATCGCCGCCACGCGGTGATCTGGACACCCGAAAAGCTCAGCCGCGACTTCTACGCAGGCGTGCAGCGCGAGATCGAATCCGGCGGCGTTGCCGCCCTGCACGACTACCTGCTGCACCTCGATCTGGGCGACTTCAACAACGCCACGCTGCCGCCAATGACGGATGCCAAGCGTGAGCTGATCGACCTCAGTCTCGACAGTCCCAGCCGCTTCATGCTGGCTTTTGAGTCTGGCGACGTGGAGGGTTTCCCCGGCAAGCACACCCCCAAGTTGCTCTCACCCATGCTGGGGCAAGACCTGTACGATCTGTACTGCGCCTGGTGCCACAAGGTCGGCCTTAAGGCCCTCAACCAGCCGCGCTTTGGCAACGCTCTCATGCGCAAGCACGGCGCCACCACTCAACGCAAGCGCTACGACACCGACACGGGCACCAAGGGCCCCAGCGCCGTCACCTACCTGCCAGGCGGCCACGAGCTGCCCCCAGGTCGCAGCGAAGTTGAGTGGCTAGGCGAGCGCATCAAGGTCTTCAAGACCGCCGTGAAGGACTTCAAGGGCCTGGGGGGTGCATTCGCATGACCGCCGCGACCAACAAGCGCCCCGATTTGTGCGGTATGTGCGGCATCGTGTGCGGCATCGTGTGCGGCATTAAGTTGTTGATTTACAAAGGTTGTGCGGTATGTGCGGTATCAACCGCCACACGGGCGGGCGGGCGCGCGGGCGGGCACCACGCACAAAACACCCAAAACAAAACAGCACTCTCGCACGGGACGGATACCGCACATACCGCACATACCGCACACATCAAATAAATCAACAACTTACAAAAGATTGATACCGCACTGGATACCGCACAAAAGCCAATTGATACCGCACACCACCCTTTCGGAGAAAAAAATGATCGAACAGGCCCAGAAAACCATCCGCTGCACCCCGGAAAACGCCCATGAAGTGCGCTCTCTCATGGGTCGCTGGCCCGAACTGGACGGCTTGGTGCGAGGCTTGCATCAAGCGGGCTTGATTGACGGCCTGCGCAGCGTGCAAATCACGCTCACCGGCGTTGAAAGCTTCGTGGCCAAGGGGTTAGCCGCAGTGAAGGCAGAAAACGCGCCACAGGCCGAAAAATCGGCCTCCATCGAAAGCGAGGCCCGCCATGGCTAACCTTGCCGTCACCATCCGGGCCGAAAACCTCGAAAAAGTGGCTGCTGCCGTAGCGCAAATCGGCAGTGCAAAGCTGCAAGTGGCCCTGGCAAACGCGCTGAATGACGTGGGCCTTCAGGCAAAACGCGCCATGGAACAAGAGCTGCGCAGCGTTTTTGACCGGCCCACCCCCTTCATCACCAAAAGCGTGAAGGTTTTCCCCGCCACAGCAGCCAAGCTGAGCGTGGCCATTGCCCCCACGCTCGACAGCCGCAATGCCCCCGGCACCGGCGGCAAGGTAGGTGTCGATCCGCAAGACGTGCTGCAGGCGCAAGAGGCGGGAGGCAGGCGCCGGGACAAGCGCAGCGAATCGGTGCTGCGCCGCGCGGGCATCTTGCCTACGGGATTTCAGACGGCTATCCCTGCCACCCCTTACCCCGGCAGCGTGGACGCCTACGGCAACATCCGTGCAGGCTTCATCGTGCAGCTGCTTTCCTACTTGCAGACTTTCGGCGAGCAAGGCTTCAAAGCCAACATGACCGGCAAAAACCGCCGCCGCCTGGAGAAAGGCACAGCCAAAAAGGCGGGGCGGCGCTACTTCGTCAGCCTGGGGCGCTACCGCGACGCCACGCGCCACCTGGCGCCTGGCATTTGGGCGGCCAGCGGCCCAGGCGGCGCTGACATTCGGCCCGTGCTGATGTTTGTGAAGACCCCCAACTACAAGCCGCGCCTGAGCATGCAGGCCGTCATCGCCCGCAGCAACCTGCAGGAATACCTCGACCGCCGCGTGCGCTACCGCGTGCGCAACCTTGCAGAAGGAAAACTCGCATGACCACCAAAACCACCACCTCCGCCATAGACCCCGCCACGGGCGACGAAATCATCGGCGTGCGCGCATTTGCTGTGCGCGAGGGCTACAAACCCCACTACGGCCACGAGCTGGCCAAGGCTGGGCGCCTTGTGATGGCGGCAGACGGCAAGAATTGCTTGGCGCGTGCCAGCCATGAGCGCTTTCACGCAAGCAAAGACCCCAGCAAGCAGGGCGTGGCTGATCGACACGCAGCCGCTAGAGCCGCGTCGTCTGATGACGACGGCGCAGACGATGACCGCGAAGGCGCCAGGCCATACCGGCCACCGCAGGGGCCAGCAGAAGCCGCAGTCGGCAACAGCTACCAGCAGGCCCGCGCCGTCAAAGAGAAGTTCCTAGCGCTGGAGGCCAAGCGCGCCTACGAAGTCGCCATTGGACAGCTGCGCGAAAGCCGCGAGGTAGAGGGCCTGGCCGCCACCGCCATGACCGAGCTGCGTATCCGGCTGGAAAACCTCGCCGCCACCGTCGCCCCCATGCTGGTCAACCAGCCCGACGAAAACCGCGTGCGCGCCATGCTGCAAGACCATTTTGCGCACGCCCTCGAATCCGCCTCCCACCACTTCGCCCGGCTGGCCGCCGGTAAATCTGCATGATCACCCCCCACCTGCCCAACACCATCGAGCACATCGCCACCGATGCACTCATCCCCTACGCCCGCAACAGCCGCACCCACAGCCCCGAGCAAGTAGAGCAGCTGGGCCGCAGCATCCAGCAGTTTGGCTTCACCAACCCGGTGCTGATTGACGAACACAACACTTTGATTGCAGGTCATGGCCGCGTGATGGCCGCGCAGCGCATCGGTCTGGAGGTAGTGCCCGCCATCCGCCTGCTGCACCTGACAGACGCCCAGCGCCGCGCCTACGTCATCGCGGACAACAAGCTGGCCGAGCATGCAGGGTGGGACATGGCCACCCTGGCGCGCGAAGTGGAAGACCTGATGGCCGAGTCGTTCGACGTGTCGCTGCTGGGCTTTGGCGATGACGAACTGGCAGCGCTGCTGGACGAACACGGTGCCGAGCCAAAAACGCAAGACGAGAAGCGACAAAAAGCGGAAAAGGTGCCAGTGGTCTTACCTGCGCCTTTCAGTGCCACTGGCGATGTGTGGGTTTTGGGCAAGCACCGACTGATGTGTGGAAGCAGCGCAGAGCGTGAAACAGTGCTGCGTTTAATGGACGGAAAAAAAGCGAATGTGTGCTTAACAGACCCGCCTTATGGATTAAATGGCGCAGACACTGCAAAAAACGATTATGTGGAGTTTGACGACACCAAAGAGGCTGTGGCTGAACTAGCCAGGCACTGGTTGCCAATTGCGCGCGAACTTTCCGCCTGCGTAGTTTTTACGCCTGGGGTCACGCGCCAGTGGCTGTATCCAGAACCAGATTGGGTGATGTGTTGGTTTTATGGTGCAGGCCAAAGCAGTAGCACCTGGGGTTTTTGCTGTTGGCAGCCAGTGGTGTGCTACGGCAAAGACCCATCACTGGCCACTGGCAATGGGCGGCGCCCGGATGCCGTGAACATGAACACGCCAGCCAACGCATCTGACTTGGGCCATCCTTGCCCGAAACCTTTGGCGCTGTGGGAGTGGTTTATTGAGCGCCTTTCGTTCAAAAAATCCGACCTGTTTTTTGAGCCGTTCAGTGGCAGTGGAACGACCCTGCTGGGTTGCGAAATCCATGGGCGCACCTGCTACGCCATGGAGTTGTCGCCACAGTACGTTGACATGGCCATCAGGCGCTGGCAGGACTTCACCGGCCAGCAGGCCACGCTGGAAGGCGACGGCCGCACGTTTGCCCAGGTGGCTGCCGAGCGAGGCGTTGCGCTGGAGGTGTAAGTGGTGAGCGCAGCACCGTCCAGCATCATCAAGCCGCCCAGCGCCGCGCCTGGCTTCTTCGCGGCCCTGGCTCGCGCTCTGGCGCCGCGCAAGCCGCTCACAGTGAGTCAGTGGGCAGACGCCGAGCGTCGCTTGAGCCGCAAAGGCAGCGCCATGGCAGGCCAGTGGAGCACCGACACCAATCCTCCCCTGCGCGAGCCTATGGACTGCATGAGCGCCCGCAGCGCCGTGCGCGAAACTGTGCTCATGTGGCCCATCCAATATGGCAAAACCGAAGTGGCCATCAACGCTCTTGGCTACTGCATGGACCATGACCCCGGCCCGATCATGGTCTGCTTGCCGGGTGAGGTGAGCATGAACAAGTGGGTGGCGCAAAAGTTGCACCCCGCCATTGAGGAGACCCCCGCCATGCAGCGGGCGCTGCGCAGCGTGGCCAGCCGCGATGCTGCCAACACCCGCACCTTCAAGGACTTTGCCGGTGGCCAGCTCTACATCGAGCACGCCGGCAGCCCCAGCCGCCTCAAATCCACCACTGTGCGCACGCTGCTGGTGGACGAGGTGGACGAATTTGCCAACAACTTGAGCGGCGGCGATGATCCCGTGGAGATGCTCAACGGGCGCACCAGCGCATTCCCCAGCACCTACAAGCGCCTCTATATCAGCACACCGCAAATCAAGGGCACCAGCCGCATCGAGCAGCTTTTTGAAAAAAGCGACCAGCGCCGCTACCACGTGCCCTGCCCGCACTGCGGCCACATGCAGCACCTGCAGTGGCCGGGCCTGCACTGGAGCAAGGATGGTGCCCAGGTGTGGTACGTGTGCCAAGAGTGCGGCGCGCTCATCGATGAGCACCACAAAACCGAGATGATCCGTCAGGGCTGCTGGGTGCCAGACAACCCCGGCGCGAAGGTGCGCGGCTACCACATCAACTGCCTTTACTACCAATTTGGCCTTGGCCCCCGCTGGGCCGACCTGGTGGAGATGTGGCGCGACGCGCAAAGCGACCCCGCCCGCCTCAAAACCTTCGTCAACGACCGCTTGGCCTTGCCATGGGAAGACGCCGCCATGCGCGCCGTCAAACACAACGCCATTGCCGATCGTGCCGAACCGTACCCCCTGCGCACTGCCCCTGCGGGGGTGCTGGCCATTACTGCCGGGGTGGACACGCAAGACAACCGCCTGGCCGTCACCATCATTGGCTGGGGCCAAGGCATGGCCTTCTGGGTGCTCGACTACGTGGAACTGCCGGGCGATCCTGCTGGTGCAGATGTGTGGGTGGCTTTGACAGAGCTGCTCAACCGCCCCATCCAGCACGCCAGCGGCGCGCTGCTGCGCGTGCAGGCCTACGCGCACGACATGGGTGGACACCGTGGTGAGGCCGTCAAGCACTACGTGCGCCAACGCCTAGTGCAGCGCCCCATTGCCATCACCGGCGCCACAGCCAACAACGCCCCAGTGCTGGGCAAAGGCAAGCTGGCTGACGTGAACTGGCGCGGCAAGAGCGACAAGCGCGGTGTCACCACCTACCAAGTCGGCACCGTGGCCGCCAAGCACTGGCTGTACGGGCGGCTGTCCACCGACGCCGACAAGCCGCCAGAAGAGCGCCAAACTCACTTCAGCGAAGACTTGGATCCCAGCTACTTTGCGGGCCTGGTGTCTGAGGTGTACGACCCACGCAAAAACCGCTTCATCAACCGGCGTGGCGCACGCAATGAGCCGCTGGACACCTGGGTGTACGCCTTCGCTGCAGCGCACCACCCCGAGCTGCGCCTACATCGCAACACCAAGGCGGACTGGGAGCGCATGGCGCAAAGACTGCATGGTGATGTGGAAGATGCGCTCATCAAGCCCCCAAAAACAGAAGACAAAACGCCATCAAACGCAATCGCAGAAAGCGCAAGCAGCTCACAAATAAATAGCAATGAGCGCCTGCCGCCCGCCCGTGCCCTAGCCCGCAAATCTCTTGCCCGCAACTGGTAACCCTATGCCGAACACCCAGCCAAAAGCCCTGCAAGAACTGCTCGATGCCAATCCTGACCTAGTGGATCGCATCTTTGAGTACCTGATTGATCAAATGCCCCAGCTTGCCGGGGATGCAGCAAGCCTGCGGCGTGCTAAAGCTGCCGTGCGCGCGGAGTTCGCGGGGGAAGAGGTTTACATCCAGAAGCGCAGCAGCAGGGATATTGCAGCCGAGGTGCTGCGCCTGTTCAACGGTCGCAACGCCACCGAAGTGGCGCGGCGCTTGCAGATCCATCGCGCTACGGTGTACCGCTACTTGAAACAGGCCGGAAAGTAGTCGCAGTTTTTCCGGGATTTGCGACAGGCTGCACGGTAGCGTGCGGGAATGAGCACGCCCGAACAACAGCAGCGCCTTGCGCGCCTCAATGCCGCCATCCACTCCGGTGAACGCACGATCACCGATGACAAAGGCGCCTCTGTCACCTACCGCAGCCTCGATGAAATGAAAGAGGCGAGGCGCGATCTTGAAGCGCAGATGGCCCCCGCAGGCAGCCGGCGCCGTGTCATCGTGGCCCGCGCTACCTTCACCACCCTGCGCGGAGGCTGAGCATCATGACCCGCAAGCCCACCTGGTTGGATCGCACCATTGGCTGGATTAACCCACGCGCAGGCCTGCGCCGCGCCAGCGCCCGTGAAATGCTGGGGCGTGCCTATGAAGGTGCAAGCCGTGCCGATGGCTGGCGGCCACGGCGTGCCGGTGCCAGCGCCCGGACAGACTACCTAGCCGATGCCCGCGAGCTGCGCCACCGCGCCCGCGCACGCGCCAGCAACGTGCCGCTGATCGCCCAGGCCGTCACCGTCATGGTGTCGTGCACTGTGGGCACGGGCATCGTGCCGCGTTGGGTGAATGCTGCTGATGGTCGTGTGGCAAAGCGCTGGAATGAATGGGCGCCGCTTGCGGACTACGACGGCTTGCTCGACTTCTATGGGCTGGAGGCCAAGGCCTGGGGCACCATGAAGGTGGACGGCGAGGTGTTGGTGCGCCTGCGTGAGCGGCGTGTGGGCCCCACGGTGGTGCCGTTGCAGATCCAGCTCATGGAGATTGACTGGCTTGACGACCAGCGCAACGAAGTGCGCGGCACCAGCGAGGTGATTGCGGGCATCGAGTACAACGCCCGGGGCGAACGCACTGCCTACTGGCTGTTTGATCGGCACCCCGGAGACGTGGGCCTGCGCGCCACCCTGCGCGAAAGCCAGCGCGTGCCGGCCGATGAAATCATCCACATTTTCAATCCAGCGCGCCCGGGGCAGCAGGCGGGAATTTCCGCCCTGGCTCCGGTCATCCCAACCGTGCGCGATCTGCAGGTGTACGAAGACGCCGAGCAGGCCCGGAAGAACTTAGAAGCCCGCATGGGCGCATTGGGAGAATGGGACGAATCATTGCTCGATGGCGTCAAGCTGCCAGACAGTCTGGCCAACCAGGCGCCGGGCTCTGCGCCTGCCATGCTTGACCTGGGTGAGCTGGCGGGCGGTGGCATCGTGGGCCTGCCGCCCGGCATGCGCAACCCCACCTTCATCCAGCCGACAGCAGCGCCGGGGTATGTGGACTACGTCAAGCACAAGCAGAAGATCATCGCCGCAGGCCTGGGCGTACCGTATGAGTTCATGACCGGCGACATGAGCGAGGTCAACTTCAGCAGCTCGCGCGTGCGCACCAACCAGTATAAACGCGACGTGGAACGCGACCAGTGGACTCTGCTGGTGCCCATGTTCTGCGGGCGCATCACCGCCCGCTGGCTGTCGCTGATGGATCTGACCGGCGTGCCCGTCCCCAAGGATGTATATCCCGACTGGACCACGCCAAAATGGGCCAGCGTGAACCCGCTGCAGGACGTGGCTGCCGACCTGTCGGAAATCAAAGGCGGACTGTCATCCATCAGCGAGAAGATTCGCCAGCGCGGGTACGACCCCGAGCTGGTGTTCAGCGAGCTGAAGACCGATCTGGAGCGCCTGAAAAGTGACGGAACACTGCCTCTGCTGGCCGCACTGCTGGGCGCACAGAACCCGCTCGACCTGCTCAGCAACCTGGGTGATTCGCAAGACAGCAGCAAAAAGTAAATAGTCGCAGTTTTTCCGGGATTTGCGACAACAAAACCGGAACACTGCGGCCCATGCCTCAAGCCGCAGCACCCAACACCTCCACCCAACAGCGTGACACGCGCGACCTGCCGGTGCAGGTGCGTGCTGCCACGCTGGAGCCCTCCACTTTCAACGAAGCCGACAACACCGTTGAGGTGGTTTGGACGCAAGGCGCCACCGTGCGCCGCTATGACTGGTGGAACGATCGCCCCTACGATGAGGCGCTTGATGTGACCCCAGAAGCCGTGGACATGACGCGGTTTGAAGCGGGCACGGTTCAAGTGCTCGATGGCCACCGCACCTACGGCGGCGTCAATGCCATCCTGGGCATTGCCGAGCGTGGATGGCTCGACGGCGGCGAAGGTCGCGCCACCATTCGCCTGAGCCAGCGCCCCGAGCTGGCCGGCATCGTGGCAGACATTCGCTCTGGCGTCATTCGCGCCATCAGCTTTGGCTACAGCGTGCAGCAGTACGCCATCACGCCCGGTGCGCAGCGCACCGACGGCGGCACGGTGGATCTGTACCGCGCCGTGCGCTGGACGCCGCAAGAGATTTCATTCGTGACCGTTCCCGCCGATGCAGGCGCAGGCACCCGGTCCGCACCCCAAGCCTCGCAACAACAGGGCGGCCTGCCGTGCGAATTCGTCCGGGCAGCCGCCCACCCATCCGCAACTCAGGAGCAAAGCATGCCCCAAGCAACAACGCAGGGCGCCGGCGGCACC